TATGCCCTCACTAGCCACCTCTCTAATCGCTTCTATGTTCTGTCTGACACCATAGGCAGGTATGCCAGAAGCACCTTCACCCATGATTACTGTGCCTGTGGTTCTAGGATAGTCGCTAGAGTTGTTCTCAAAGGTAGCTATAACACTAGGAGCAAAAGATAAAGACTCTGCTAGAGCATCATCATCTGCTTTGCCAAACGGACTGTCTATAGGGAAAGACATAACAAGACCTAAACCGATTGCTCCTTTTTGCAGTAAAGCTACATTGATCTGTGCAAGTATGTCTCTTCTAAGTGGATAGCCATACTTCTCTAAATCTTTGTCTGTAATGTTGAGTATGGTGAAATATCCTGAAGGCTCTTTCTCTGGTACAAAAGCATCAAAGGTCTTTAGTTTGAGAATCTCTGTAGGTGTTGACTGATAGACTAAAGGCAGACTCAAAATCAACAAAAGAAAAAGGGGTGTAAATTTCTTTATCACCCCTTAATCATACAGTCTTTATTTTAGTTATTATATTTTTTTGCTTTCCTGCGCTTCATAGATTCTTTTCTTTTCGCTCTATCTTTATCTGTCAATCCTATATCTTCTTGTAAATAATTTATATATCTAGTAGGAGCAGGATTTATTGTTGTAAATTTAGACATGATTTACACCTTTGACCCATATAGCGTTTGATAGGTTCTGTAAGTTTCCATGTGGCAATTATTACAGAAAGATGAACCTTTTTTTCTGCGATTGTTACAATCTGTATATTCGCAATATATTTTGCTACTTATTTCTGTTTCATATTTTTCTTTATTGATCATTTTATCTCCTTCAATTTATAGGTGGCTTATGCCTGCCTACTTTTGTAAATATTTTGTGAACGTATAATCTGTTCATCAGTCCAGTCTATCGCACAAAGTAATTCTAAACAGTCTTTTGCGCTATTAGTATAAAGAACAGTTATTCCATCAACTTCTAAAAACCAATCTTTGCTAGTCGCTCCTGCATGAATGCCTCCTGATAATTCAAAAGCTTTATTTGTTGCAGTCATTCCAACAAGTTTGCAATCTTTGTAGCCTGCGGTTTTGATAGAAACTATCTTGTCAGTGCTTGATGCGGACATTCCAACATATCTTCCGTTTAAAGTAACCTCTAAGAAGTTTTCGTGTCTTTGTTTTGTTGTTATTTTCATTTTATTCCCTTTCAATTTATTGTGTTGATATGTGTATTATAGTCCTCTTTGGATTTATTGCAAGTACTTTATCAATCGTATTGAGTGATAGTTAAAGTCTTTGTGCAATTACTAATGCAGTTATAAGTTGCAGTAAAACTTTTATCAGTAGTTCCGCTTTGTGTTACATCTACATTCCAATCATCATTATAGAAGTTAAGTCTTGCGGTGTGGTCTCCTGATCCTGACTGTGTGATAGAAGCTACTCCATCATCGGCATCGGCATACCACCATATATCAGCATCATGATTACCGCTTCCAGATTGCGTTATGGTAGAAGAATTGTTGTCAGCATTATTAGCATTGTAGATATAACCGTTGTGTTGTCCTGTTCCTGACTGTGTAATTGTAGAATCAGCATTGTCTCCAAAGGCATACATTTTTGCATACTTATTATTACCAGTTTGACTTATGCCATAGACATTATCATTGCCTGCCATAAGTACCTCACCATAATTATTATTACCTGTTTGCGTTACTGTTCCTGTATTACGGTTATTATCCAAATCTAGATAACCATAATTACTGTCTCCTGTCTGTGTGATTGTAAAAGTATTATCTTCATGGTTAGACCATTGTGAATAGGCTTTAGCCACGTTGTTGTCGCCTGTAGAAGTGATATCTATGTCCGCCCTTGTACAAGTATGGGTAGTGTAATTACCTTGCGATAGACCGCAGTAAACGGTTGCTTGGTTAGTATATCCAATCTGCTTTATGTGTATTGATGAACTAGCACCTTTTGTGTGTACATTAGTAGTATTATCACCAGAACTTATAATACAACTAAAGCTAATCAGACTGATTAATAATGATCGTGCCATCACCACCTCCATTCACTTTGATCTTGATTAGCTGTGCGCCTGTCAGAATCTCAAGATCGTACTTACCTGACTTATCCAGTTGTAGATCAACGGTGTTCTCAACTTGCCTTACAAATGAAATGTATTCACCTTCAACAAAAGAATAAAGCTGTTTCTCTGGGTCATATCCTACCGTAATTCCTTCTATAGTTATATCACCTAAGTTCTGCACCTCTGTCTCTGTTTCTTGCAGCACGTCCGTTATAATATCTAATAAATAGTCTATGCTTAATAAGTCTATAGACAGTCGGTCTATTTCTAATTCATCTTCGTATTCTTCCTCTTCTAAGAATTCACTATCATCTAAAAAGTCTGTGTCTAACAAATCATTACTGGACTGTTCTTGATCTTCTACTGCTTGTTCTATTTCATCTGGTGGGTTTACCAAGAGCATATTATCTAAAGCGTTGAGAGATAGACCAGATATTGTGACTGGTTTTGTTGGTGGTTGCATAGAAACTGTGGCTACAGTTGCTTGAAAAGGTTTATCTAAAATGACTCTGCCACCCTCAGTATCAACAAATATCTTGCCTACTTCTCCATTTTCTTTCGGCAAATTAATGATGGTTGATTCGCCAAGAAGAGAAACAGAAACTAAAAATTCTGTTCCCAAGACTCCTATGGTCGCTGATGGTGTAGTTAGCTTTATGTTTTCTTTAGCAATCCTGTTTAGCTTAGAGGTTATAAATCTTGAAGTACCACTCACCAGATTCAGAGATAACTTATTATCTTTGCTGCCTTGTTTATAAACATACTCTGTGACTACTATTTGACTTTGTTCTGTAAGTTTTAAGACACTTGCATCTTCAAACTCTATAGCCATTCTGCCATTACCAGTTCTTACCCTGTCGTAACTCATGATACCTAGAGCAAGTTCTGCTAGAAGAGGGTCAGTAGTATTCTGCCTAATCACGTCACCTATGCCACGCAACTCTGCTATAGAGCCTACATCGGCATATAAACTACCTGATAATAAGGCTACTAACAGCCTGAAGCGCATTGGTCTATGTCTATAGTGCCATTGCTAGTAGTTGATGTTATTACCAATACGTCTGACGTTGAACCCCCTGTAGAAGTTTGATCTACGTCTATATTGTTTGTAGAGCCTGTAATAGTAGCAGTTATGCTGTGATCTGCGTTTCCTGTTTGAGTGGTGTCAATATCATTACTTGAACCTGTGACAGTCCAATTATTTACACACCCAACAACCTCACAAGTAGCATTTATATCATTACTTGAGCCTGTTATAGCAAAGTCTTGATTACCTGCTGTAGCAGTTGCAGCAGCACCTTGTGTAAAGGTTAGGATGTTTGAATCACCAGTAGCTGCATAATCAAAGTCTGTGTTTGCTACATCTCCTGTTGCTCCTACTGCAAAAGTACCTGCGTTACTATCACCAGTCACATTGTAAGTCCAAGATGTGGAATTACCCTGCAATATACTGGCTGCTATGGTGTTACTGTTTCCAGTAAAATCCCAATCGCCCACCATGCTTGTGCCTCCTAACGTCACTCTAGTTTGATTAGAACCGAATTGGTTAGAGTTTCCGATTTGATCTACAGAAAGTGTAAGTCCTGTTCCAGATTGTGTGATATAGATTAAATTGTTACTGGCAGTCGCAAGCGGTATGAAGCAGAACAACAATATTTTAATTAGATTTTTCATGATACCTCCTCTAATTTTTCATAGTCATAATCCCAGAATTGATTCGCAGTTCCCTCCAAAACTAATTCTAGAACTGCCTTTTCAATGGCAGACCTAATTGCATACCCTGTGGCTTCTGTCTGTGTGTAGCCTGTTTCAAGTTCTATGAGTTCAGTTCCCTGTTCCCAGAATCTCCAAACACTTCTACTTACACTTGCACTTAGAATTTTTTTACTCACAGTTGAGGTACTTATAACCTCACCTGTTTGGGTTAGTATAACCCTTAATGATATCGTAACGGAATCCTCCCTCCATTGATTGGTGGCAGGAGAGAAACCTTTTATGCGAAATCCATTGCCTCCAGTGAAGCTGTTACTTTCATACGCAATGATTCCACCTTCTATGATCATGCCTGCATAGAGCAAAGGTAGAAGCTGATTACCTCCTTCTCCATCATAACTACTTCTTTGATTTTTTACTATTTGTCTTTCTTTACTGAGATTGTTTATGTTTTTTCTGTCTAGCACAGTAAACATTTCTCCATTAGCTGCATATCTAAAAGCGTTAATAAGATAGGCTTCACCACCTTGTGTAACTGCTGTACTGAACAATGCCATCTTAGTTGAAGGTTTTCTTTGTCCTGTAAGGTCTGAGAAGCTGTATATAGCTACTACAGCTTTTTGTCTTGGTTTAGGTACGTCTAATAGTGCCTGCAAGGTAGGTCTTACTATCTCAGGCTTCTCTGCACATTTAATAAGATCAGCGCAATCAGTATGTCCAACTGGTGCAAAAGATGCACAGCTAGACAATACACTAAGCATTGTTATGAACCACAATCTTCTGAACATACACCAAATATTCCTATAGGAATTACTATTTCTGTATAGCCACCTGAGCCATCATCAACTATTAAAATTATGTTTTCGCCATCATTAGAATACCGAATCATGTTGCCCTCTATCATTATCTCACCACCAGAACCTCCTGTATCGTCAAATAAAGAACTTGTAATATCTTGTGCCATCCTACTCAAGACTCTTGATTGTAATGATCTTATGAACTTGTTGAGTGTGGAGTTTTCCTCTTCTCTAATTTGATCCTCTATAGCATCAGCCAGAGCCTTTTCTATATCAGATAATCTTGACCTTTCTTGCTCGTCTATAGTCAACCAAGCTGCTGATGTGCCGACTCCTGAGAAACTAGGATTTATAAATTCTTGGGTTAGAGTGTCTGCCTTTGTAGATAAAGAAACAACCAATAAAACTATAACAATACCTACTATTGCTAATACTTTATCCCACTCAGTCATCAATCTTTCCTCTGATCGTCCCTATCTGCTTTAGCGATTTTATCTATATCTATTAGATTAGGAACACCTAGTATTGTCTTAATCATAGTATCTTGACGAATGATCTCATTGTCTAAACTACGAATTCGGTCAATCAATGCTACCAGTATTCCATGTTGTGAGTCTAGTTTACCTCCTAGCCTTTCTTCCATTGCTGTTATCTGCACTGCAAGTTTTTCGTCTAGTACATCTAACTTTGTTTCCATGCCGTCAATGATTCTATTGATAAGTTTCCATATAAAGAAACCTAGACCTAGTGCTGCTGCTATAGGAAAGCCTACTTCGTTTATAAATGTTACTGCTTCTTGCATTAGCTTATTGTATACGTTACTGAACCCCAAGTGCTATGTGCTGCTCTATAGGTCTCATGTTCTGCTGCTGTAGCAGTTATTTTTATTAAATTATAATTTTGTCCATCTCCAAAATTATCTTCAGTTGTTCTAGTTGTTTCGTCTGCACTCAGTGTAGGTCGCCATTTTTCTAGTTGATTTTCATAAGTCTCAACCAATTCTAAGACAGCACCAGTACAAGTTAGTTCTGTATAACATAAAGCACCGCCTAACATTAAATTAGCAGTAGCATAGTTGTTATCTCTATGTGTTGGATGTATGACTCCCATCTTTATTGTGACTAGCTTGCTATCAAAATCGTAATGTTGAAAACCAAGTTTTGTGCCATCTGTCTTTTCTAACACTACTGTTAAGCTACATTTGTTGCCTGCTTTCACTTTAGCTTTTGTATAACCTCCTGTGACATAAAGCATATTAGCAAACTCATTTTGTCTTTGATAAATAGTATTAGAACCTATAGGAAAGTCTTGCAAACATTCAAGTACAAAAGTTTGATCTGATTCTAGTAAAGGTCTTAATTTGTAGTTATTACTGGATGTGACAGTTGTCATTATTTACCTCCTCCAGATACATGTGTTAATGATAGCAAGGCTTGTAAGGTTATTGTGGCACTACTAGCAGTGTGTGTTACTACGCAAGTAGCGTACTTCTTATCATTGCCTGAAAGGTCTGTAATGCTGCCTAATGTGAAATTATTACCTGAATCTGTTTGCTCTGTACAAGCACTAATATAATCACTATTACTATTAGATACATTTACCATAGTCCAACGAATAACACACTGTTCATTTGAGACACCATTGTAGTAAGTGACTGTTATGTCTTGTGTAAGTTGTGTTGGTGAATAAGATGCTCCATCTATAGTAACCCAATTAGCAGATGCTAAAGGCGATGCAGTTAAAGAATCTGCCATAGCATTAGTTATTTGTGCTGCAGGTACTGGTCTGTTTACGTTACCACTTGAATCAAACCCTGCTAATGCTCTTTCAAAAGCAGACTTAGAATTAGCACCTGATATATATACGTTATCAAGAAAGAAGTCACCAGTGTATCTGTTGTCACTATTTATGACTGTCGCTGCTCTGCTTGCTCCTGATGTAATTGTGCTGTTAGCAACTCCACCTACAGTTCCTGTGTGATTACCTGATGAAGTTCCTGTATGTGTTGAACCTAATACTGTGGAATCACTTGTATTGTCTACATTAGACAAACCAACTGTAGATTTATTAGGTGAGACTTCTACCCAATTAGATGAACCTGTTGCACTTGCTCTGTATTGTCTGTTGTTGTCATTAGTGTCATACCATAAGTCACCAACTGCTGTTGCTGTTGGAGCGTTATCTTCTCTAAATACTGTTATCTGTCTTTCGTTAGCTACGCTACCTAGACCTATGCCTGTCTTAGTTAAAGTTGTAGATACCCATTCACCTGCAGTCACTTGATCTGCACCTACGGATTGCGCTCTATAAACTTTATTTCCATCGTTGGTGTCCATCCATAGATCACCTATTGCAGTTGATGTAGGTGGATCATTAGAAGCAAATGTTGTGACTTGTGCTTGATTAAGCACGTTACCTAATCCTATAGCACCTGCTGTTATGGTTGTTGCTACCCATTCTCCTGCAGTGACTTGATCATTACCTGATGATGTTGCTCTATATATTTTATTACCATCATTAGAATCTATCCAAAGATCACCTGCGTTTACTGAGGTTGGTACATTGTTTTGTAGAAATGTTTTAACACCTGTTGCATTGGCATTTAGAACTGCTGCTAGTGTTGTAGGAGTTCCGCCTACTGTATGATTCTCAACTGCGGTATAGTCAGAGTTAATACCTGTTCCTCCAACGTGCCTTGCTCTAAAGTTATAGACAACACCCATTTCCATGCCACCTGCTATGTTGATTTTAGTGACACCTTTTCCTGCTACAGTTTGTGTAAAATAAACTGATCCACTATTTTTTTTGTATTGTATTTCTGTTCCTGTAACTAAAGGCGATGCACTATTACTCCATGTCACAGTTGCAGATGTAAAGTTAAAGGAATCCACGTCTGTACTATCTGTGACTACACCCAAGCCAGTAGGTGCAGCTAAAGCAAATCCACCTGATGCTAAATTACTTCCTGCTGCTATATTTGCCTGATAATCACTTGTAGCAAAAGCAAAAGTAGATGTTGCTGTTTCTTTAAGTGAAAGTCTGACACCTAAAGTTGGAGCATCATCAGTTTGCATCACTTCCATATTCACAGAAATAACTTCAAATATTTTTTGTGAGAAACCTAACCTTTCATTGGTCACATATACCCAGTCTGCAGGTTGCAGTTTCATAAAAGATAAATCTACCATGCAACTTAAGGATGTAGACAGTCTTTGATTCTTAAGAGCAAGCCTTCCTATACGTTGCGCCATTGTATGTGTGACTGTAAATGGCAACTGCTTCTCCATCTGCTTCACATAGTTAGGTTTATCGTTTGTTGTTCCGTTGGGTGTATCTTCTGTTAAGAATGTAGAGTCTTGATACACAGGTGCATCTGCTGCTATAAAGTTATTAGTAGAGTCTACATATATAGGCTTGACTGTATTGTATAACTCTCCTGTACCACTCTTAGTAGAAACATTGACAGGTGCTAACAGATTATCATCTGTAATAGTTAAGGAAGGTGTCTGTGTAGTTCCTGCAAAGATATTAAACTGTCCGTTGGTATAGGACATCTTTCCTGCCATAGCACTTAGTAGTCCTTCTATAACACCATTGCCACTAGCACCAAAGTTAGTAAATCCATTTGCTGTGTACTTTTCTTCTGTAGAACTGCCATCTGCTAGAGTAACTGCAACCTCACAAGCACTGGCTGCTGCTGCAACACCTCCTGCATTTGTTGTGTCGTTTATCTCTGCACTTAAAGCTTTTAATCCATAGGTCGTATCTGTTATGTAATCTCTTATACACAAAGCAGGGTTGTCACTCCATGCGGTACTACTGTCTCTAGGATCAAAAACCTTTTTGCCTTTAACTACGAAAGACATATTAGGCATACCACCTCCAAACTTTTCAGGGTCAAATACCATTTGGATATAGACGTATGCACAATCTAAAAACTTATCTGTTGATAAAAGAGAACTTTGTGCAACTGCATAACCATTTGCTGCAGTCTGTGAACCATCTTCAAAAGAGAATCTTACTAATCTTCCATTACTATCATATTTATTTTCGTTTTCTGTATTAGAAAATTCTGAATTGGTTACAGTAAAAACAGTTGAACCACTTATAGTACTGCTGCTAGTAGTAAGGT